CACGGTATACGATAGCCATCTCTAAGTACCTTTAAGGCTAATAAGCCACAGTAGTAAGGCCACGGCCCCGCCCACAGCACCGAGGACAGCAATGCCAATAGCCACATACAGGAATCCATTCTGTATGGCTTTTTTACGAGCCAGTTTTTTAGCTTCTGCACGTTTCCGCTCGTTCTCACGCAGTTGCTTGCGGTTTGCTATGAACTTACAGTAATCGTCCCACAGCCCTGCGCGTCCCGCGTAGATGAACTGTTGCTTTACCTCAGCCTCGTGCCGCTTGATATCTTCTAAAGCCCAGAACGCTTCCATGTCGCCGTCCTTAGCCGCCTTCTCGATATCGTCCTTGGCGTCTGCCAATTTCGTTAAATCTTTGCCCATCTCTCCTACAGAAGAAACGTGGCCCGCAAATTCCTTGATCGCGCCGATCGCCTCGTTGGCAATCTTAATAGCGGCTATGGCCTCAAATATCATGGCTCTCTATCCCGTTTTGGTTAACAGGGTGATCAGGAGCATGATGGTAGCACCCGCTGTCCCGATCATGATCGCCTCAATCCTCTTGATTCGTAATATTGTTTCTGTCCAACGCTCTGTAGATACAGCCTCATGTTTCACGAGTTGTTTCTCCAGATCATCAATTCGCTTATGAGCAGAAGCCGCAGTCCGCCTATCCACCTCAATACGTTCCCTTCCAAACCCTGAACTTGTCAAAGTCTCCAGACAGGATCTTGCGCTTTACAACTTCCTGCCGGGCTTGAGTGTCATTCCACTTTACGCCTGCCTCTTTGCACCACTCTGCAATAAGGTTCAGTGGAATTGTTCCTACGAGCCGATGCTCACCATTCTGGCCTGCACCTGCCTCACGCAACATCTGTGCGCGATGCATCTCAGGGGTAACGTCATGAGTCTTCTGGATTACCACTTTGTCGTTTGTGTGGTCATACAGAATCTTCTCGCCTAGTTTCATTCCGCCTTCTTAGCCCGTGGCTTACGAGCAGGTTTTGGCTTCTCTTCTACCTTTGGCTCCACGACTGGCTCCAGTCGGGTTCCATGCAATTCTGGGTTAGCGCATTCAACGATGTCGCCACGGCGGTACTTCTGACCTGCCAAAAATAGTGTTCCAACTACGACTTTATATTTAGCCATTGTCTATCTCCCAAAGCAGAAAGGGGCCGTAGCCCCTTCCTTGGTCACTTCATTAAGAAGTTGTGTTGTCAGCGATGATCCCTGAAGCCTTCTCGTTCTTACAAACAAGAGTGAGTTCAGTGATGACCTGACGGCGAGTTGAGTCGCCAGTCTTAGCCAACTGTGTGTTCTTAGTTGGACGCAATACGCCAACAGCCCACATGTCGTTCTGCATGATGAATACGTCACGCGAACGGTTTTCACGAGTAGGAATGAACTCTACAGTACCCCAAGGAGTAACGTAGACATCTACTGCGTTGATTACCGCGTTAGTACCACCAACAGAAGCGCCGATAGTTGAACGCTGATTGTTCATGCCAGTGAAGCCCAGAGCTTTGTTCATCTGGAACGCTGACAAGTAAACAACGTCTGGGTTACCACCCTGCTCCCAGATTGACTGCATAACACCGTCAAACTTAGTTTGGCTGAACGCTGTTAACGAGCCAACAGCATCTGTACGAGCGTCAGTACCGTCACCAGTAGGATCTGCACCGTCAGTCGCGCCGCCAGTAACAAAGTCAGTGTTAGTGATCATCCACGCAGGAGCGCCCGCCAATTCACGCGCAGTAGTAGAGTTACCTGCTACACGAGCGTTGTTGTCGAACAATGCCTTTTCAATGTCGAGCTTTTGCTCTTTAGCCATGCGGAGCGTGGCATAGGCAATTTCCTTTGCGCGTCCTGCTTTGTTCAGGCCATCGTCAGTGTCAGGAACAGATACTGCGTTCTTGAAGATCTGAGTGTAGTTGCCCAAACGTGAAGTCGCTGTGCGAGCTTCAGCAGTTGTGTCATCACCTTCAACGTGAGCGTTTGCCGCAGATGAACGCAATGCGTCTGTCTGCCACTCGTGGAACGTGTTAGTTGCCTTTACTTTCGCGCAGGCTGAATAGAATGGAGTTTCCTCTGGAGACACATCATAGATGATGTCTTCTAGGTCTTCCCGTATGCCGACCGCGTCATATGAGTCGAACGTGTTCGATGGTTGCGCCATGATTCTTCTCCTAAATCAAGAACTTAGCTTAGTTATCTAAAATCAGTGACAAGGCATCGTTGATGCTACCTGTCTTCTTCAGTGTTGCCCGCTTTTTGCGGACTACGTCATTATTGGTACTGACTTTTTTGGCTCCGGGCTTGATCATCGGTCTGGCCTTTTTGGCCTTCTTCTGAACATTTTCCTTGCCTGCCATCATCTCGCGGTAGAGCATCGCGTCCCTGAGAACCATAAAGTCTCTGTGACTTTGGATGTTAGCGATCTCGTCTGGCGTATAGCCGTAGACCTCTGTCGCCGCTTTCACTACCTTATCCTTGAACTGCGATGCCTTACCGGCGTCTCGTAACTCAGGGACGAGTTCTACTAGCTTTTGAGCTTCCTGTTGTGCATACACCGATCTTGCTCTTTGCTCTGCCTCAGACTGCGCTTGCAGTTGCTGATGCAATGCCTGTTGCTTCTCGCCGTATGCCTTCATCTGTTCATCGTAGTTCATCTTGGCTTCCATATAGCCAATCGGATCTGCGTCAAACAACTCTTTGCTAGGTTCTTTTGGCGGGGCAAGATCACCTGCCTGTGCCATCTGTACCAATTGTGCAAGATTTTGTCTTTCTTGCATCAGGGCTTCATAGACGCCTTCAGCTTGTTTCCGAGCCTCAGCCGCTTCCTGCATGCCCTTTTGGACGTACTGCTGACCTGAGTAACCACGCTTGAGTTCTTCTAGAGTTACCTGCTTTTCTTGGCCGTCTACCTTTACGGTATAGCTTTCTAGCGCAGGGTCAGATTCCTCATCGTCTTCCTCTGTGTCTTCGTACTCCTCGTCTTCTGCCTCGTCATCGATCTCCTCGACTTCATCGGCATCGACTTCCTCAACCTCAGCATCCTCCGAGTCATCCGCTTCATCGAAAGAGTCCTCTACGGGTTGCTCCTCCTCAACTTCTGCTACCTCTTCAGCTTGCTCAGGTTGCTGATCCTGTATTAGCAAATCTGCCGCTGAGTCTAAACTCAGTGCAGTATTACCAGATTCTGTCGTTTCCACGGTACAGTGTCTCCAGTGTTATGAATGTTTCTTGTCGTACACTGCCTCGTCATCTAATACGGTTTGCATGTACGCCTCAATTTTATCAAGCGCAACAACAATTTGATGCGCTTCTTCAACAGACTCGATTGTAGCACTACTGGATAAAAATACACCAACCTGCGCCGTTCTCACGCCTTGCATCACTTCTTTGAAGGTTTCATCCTTCATCAGCATGCGGATCTTGGTAGCCTTATCCTTAATGTTTGACATTAATATCTAGCCTGCGTCACAGCCTGCTGTGGTGATGTATCCGCAAATCGTGGCTCTGCTTGCATTGCCTTGATGCGCTCTACGTCTACCGCTGTGCCGTACTTTCCGATCACCTCTGCCGCCTTGATCAATAGATCCTGATCCATCTTGTCGCGCTCTCTGTCATCTGATGCCAGAGCCTTCTGTGCGTCCAACTGGATCTTCGCCATGTCAGACTGAGCCTTGGCCTGCGCCCGGATTGTTTCTGCCTGCACCAGTGCCTGAGCCTGCTGATCTTGCTGACCTGCTTGCTGTTGCGCCTGCATCTGCTGTTGCTGTTGAATCAGCATCTGCTCCTGCTGTGGGTTCATTGGCAGGTAGTACCTGTCAGAGTTACGAACACCGCCTAGTGCGAGGATATCTGCAAGTGTGTTGCGAATTGTGACCATAGACACCAAGCCGTTCATCGGGCCATAGGTCTGCCATATGTTCATCTGTGTTTGCAGTGTGGCCTGTAGAACAGCGGCCTGCTGATCTTCCTTGCCAGTTCCTAAGCCTACGTTGACTGATACGCCCATCTCGACATTCCACGAGCGCGGATCGATCGGCGCGAACTGGTCACCTGCTATCTTCATCAGCGTCTCGTCTGGAGAGTTCTCAGCAAGCAATTTGAGCATGAGCTTGAATAACTGCGTCATGCCGCCTTCTGCAAGGTTCCGAGCGATTACCTCGATCTGCCCTGCCTGGGCCTGCGCTGTCATCGCCACAGCAGTTGCAGTGGTATTCTGCAGTGCGTCTGGGTCTAGCCCGTTCGATGCACGAGAAACGCCAGTCTTTTGCTCGACAACCTGATTGTAGTATTCCAGAGCCGCTAGCGTCTGACCTGCGGCGAATGGCACTCCAAGTTGCTGTATGGCGCTTGGATCTTTAACGCGGACGATACCGCCGATTTCGTTGTTGAGCAGATCATCGATGTTGACCTGACCTTCTACCATCGACAGGCGCGGGTTGTTGGTCATTGCGATATTGTCGAGGACTCCACGCAGAATCGATGTTGCCGCATCCTGATCGTCAAGGATCAGGTCAGCCATTGACCGGCCAAAGAATGCATGTGGTTCCGGGTCTACCTCAAAAATTGCGAACGGTACGTCATCGCATGGCTCATAATCGAGCAACTTATACTGGCCGCCGCCCAACGTGATTTTGTACATCATTGGGACGCCAGTGCCGTCTACGTCCATCCGCATATATGCTTCTGTGACGGCTACCTTACGCATCGATGGGTCTTTGATATCTTCCTCATCTGACTGCTCGTATCCACGGCGCTCAAAGTCTTCCGCCTCGGCCAGAGTGTCATGCTCAGAGATACCTGTCAGTTCAGAGACTTCTTCAAAGTCATAGCCCATTGCGACTAGATCACCTACGCGCATCTCTGTGCGGTGACCGATAACATAAAAGTCTTCAACTGATTTAGCGCCACGATCGACAAAGAACTCTTCAGGCGGCACTGGCTCAACACAGAGCTTCCCGCCTTCTTTCCTACGCATGAGCTTTACGTCATAGATCGGGGTTTCGATCTCCATGCCCATTTCATCCATAGAGACCGAGGTTTCCATCGATTGCTCGATGATCTCGATATCGTCTTCCTGAGTGACCATCAGGTACTCTTGCTCGGTCAGCCCAGTAAGCTCGTAGGTTTTACCCTTTGTGTACTGATCCCAGTAAACTTTCACAACGCCTGTCTTCTTCAACAAGGCATCGTGGAATGCATTCTGAAGGATGCGGTAGCCGTTGTTCTCAGTAAATGTAGAGTGGACGTACCGGGTAGCAGTTTCTGCCTGCCCTACGTCTTGTGGTGAGCGCGGAATGTACTCAACATACTTCTCATTCGACAAGAAGATACGCATCAGCGATGGTTTGACTGAGCGGATAGTGTCACGCACCTTTGTAGCCACAACACGGCTACGGCCTTCCTCGTGGCCTAAATCGATCTCGCCATCGAAATAACGCTGTGCCTTGATGCGGTCTTCTGAAATCTCTGACTCGATGAAGTCCAGTGCGTCACTAACGGCTTCGCTAGCGATCGACTCGATTTGATCAGGCTTCATCGGTTGAGGTGTTTGAGTCATTTTATCGCTCCCAAGGCTTTCTGCCGCTTGCTTGCTCTTTTGCCTGCTGTGTCTCAGCCAGAGCCAATCTAAATTCAGGAGAATACACTAGCGGAATATCAGGAAGTTTTGAGCCTAATCCTCTAGCCTGACCTAGCTTGTAAGCCATTTCTCCTATCAATCTCGGAGAGCTTGCACCTGCTAACCCTATTGCCTCTGGGATTCCTTGGAAAAATCCTGTTGAGGCAATTGCCATTGGCTGTGTTGCGCTTTGTATGCCGCGAGGAGTTGCCTGCTCTAAAGATTGACCTGCTAACTGAGGCTTTAATAAATTAGGCTGACCTTCGAGTTCATCGACTAACTTTACCCGCTGACCATAATTAGTGTTTACGTTATTCCGCATAATCGACTGTAGCTTACGCAATTTAGTGTCGATCGTTGCGGTAGGGTTTAGAGATAAAGTTTTTTCGATTTCCCGTATTAGCTGACTTGCCTCTTCATACCCCTTCATGACTCTTCCGTAGTCAGGAGCTTGTTTCACGATATCTGACTTTACAGTGTTATAAATGTCGCCAATTGCACCTCTCGCGCTTTTAGCTTCCATTGGTAGGCTGTCTTGGATTTCCCATATAGCCTTCTTTAGAGCATCAAAACCTTCTACTGTGTGAAATACGCTTGGGTCTCCGGCCTTCCATTCATCAACAAGTTTCTTCACATCACCAACCGCACTAGCGCCTTGTTGGTTTGTGACCTTGCCACCGTAACTGAAGCGATCAAACCCACTTTGTAGTGCCGCATCAACTCCCGCAAAATTGAGTGTAGTAGGGTCTTTCAACACGCCCTGCGCCATCGACTGTCTATACTGCTCACTACGGCGTCTTTTTAGTTGAGATAAGTTCTCTATAGCATCAGCTACCACAGCGGCAGGGTCTCTTTTCCCGCGCATGCTTTCTACAAACAATTCGCTTCGCTTGCCGCCTTCTGCTCCCGCTTCAAAAGCCTCTCGTATTGGAGTCCCGCCAACACCAGTTGTGGCTCCAAGAACTTCAGAGGCGACTTTACCTCCGGCTGTTGCAAGACCAAGAGTCGCTCCTAAAGGATCTGTGTACTTAGATGTCGCTTGCCCTGCTCTAGCTGTTCTACCGACAGCGCCAGTTTTTGCCGCGAAAGGCGCAGAACCAATACCTAGGACTAAACCTACGTCACTGATGATGCCTGCAGGATCATTTGCAAAAGCATTTTTGAAACCTTCAATGCTTCCGTATTTCTGCACATACATTTCGCCGACTTTTTTGGCTAAATCAATTGACTCCTGATCTCGTCCTATCATGTCAACAAGCTCGTCTGGCAAAGCCTGTTGTAATAAGCCCGCTCCCAGTTTAGTGATTACATCTGCCGTTTCTAATGGGCTAGTAATCGCCTCATAGGTCTGCTTACCTAACTTATAAGTTGACTCAGGCAAATTGGTAAAAGCGGCTCCTGCAACATCAACTGCTGATGCAGTACCGTAGTCCATCTCCCACGGCTTTCTTTCTGCCATTATTGCTCCTCCCAACTACTTGGTTCTTTTGGATCTCCGCCTAAGTATTTCCATTTTATTCCATCAAGTTCTTGAATTGTCCCAACCTGCGGAGCGCCCACATATGTAATTTCTGGAGCCTCTGGTATCTCAATTAGCTTGAATCGATTTCCAAATTCTTTATTTAATAAATCGTAATCGCCTCGTTTAACCTTTGAGTTGTACTGCTTGATTGCTTGTTCAGCATACTTACGGCGAATCGATGTGATCTTTCTGATCGCGTCACTAGTCATGGTGATATCACCAGTCATAACGCTGATCAAGAACTCTCGTTCTGCAGGAGTATCAAGACCTTTTGCTCCAATCCCTAATGAATTAATAGCTCCAAATACGTCTTGCCCTAACAGTGATTTCAGTAACTGTGTATCACTAGCTGACCTGATTGCGTCTTTATCGCCAATAAACGCCAGTGCGTTATCCACCGCGTTTCTGAATGTCGCTGTCAAGCCTGTCGTTGGTGCGCCAGATGCTAGAACAGAAGTAATTTCATCTGCTTTTGCAATTGTTTGCAGTGCTTTTTCAGCGCCTGCATGCGCGTCAACATCAGCTTTGAATATATCTTTTCCTGCCGCGCCCAATGCTTGCCCACGAGCTTTTTCGCCTAAATTGAGCGTGAGTCCTGATTTCTTTATAGCCTCAACACCTATGTCATATTCCTCACGAGTGATTCTTCCATTGTTTAAGTCGTCAGTGAGCTTCCCAATGGTTGACATTGGCTTATCTTTTGTCTTGATCGCGGCATAAACTTCTTTAGCCATTGATGGGTTTGCCTCAACAAGAGCGGCCTCATTTTCGTATCCCATCAACCTTAATCTGTCGGCAACAGCTTTTGCTGTTTTATTCATTACGCCCATTTTTGTAACGGAATCTAGACGGCTACTCAAAGCGGATGCTAGTCCTTGGTCTGGATTTAGCCGCATAGAGTTCAGCGCAATAGCCTTGCGTAAGCGCCACGCCTCATCTCCCATAGTGCTGTCATACAACTTGGAAAACATGCCCGGCTCTTCAGTAGGCTGTTGTGGAATCTCAGGAGTCTCCGCAGGAAAATCAGCAGGAGTCGTAGATGCTTCCATTTGGCCCATTGCTTCATCAGCCATCGCGCTCATATTAGGCATTACTGGCTGTCTAAGAGGTAATACAATCTCTTGTTCAGTTAGCGGTCTTAATGGTGTTGGCCTTTCCGGGATTTGCATGACACGCTCAGGCGTATTAAACCGTTGGATTAAGGCTTCCATAATGCCTGAAGCTCTTGGGCGCAATGTTTGTAAAGTATTTTGAGCCATAACTTATGCCTTACCCTGCCTGCATCATCTTGTACATGTCGATCATCTTCTTGAGGTTGCTTTTATCGCCGCCTCCTGATGATGGGACGTTGAGAGCGCCTGTCAGGCCGTCTGTAGATCCTGCGGCTAACATTTCTGGGCGCTGATATTGCTGATACGCCATTGCGTTCTGCATTGCCTGATTGCCCTGACCTACGCCAAATGCATCTAATCCTGTCTTACCTAACATGCGAGCGCCTAATGTTGTGCCTAGATGCTCTAAAAAGTTTTGCTGAGTTGTCGCTTGCAGATTTTGTAACCGCTGAGCGTCAGCCGCACTCATCGAGTTTGCGCCTGCTACATCTCCAGTATCTCCGCCTGCGGCCATCTGCCTTCTCAACTTAGATTCTTCATCTTTTGCCGAGAGGTAACTGTCTAGTGCATCCATCAACATAGTATTACGCCAACGCTAGTGTGAGGTAATCGAATAGACCCGGCTGTTTTGATGTAGTCGTAGTCTGAGGTACTGGTGTCGCACCAAGAGCTTGAGAGACGTAACCAATCGACTGCTGTGGCTGTCCAACGTAACCTGCGTACTGACCCTTTGCCGCATCGATAAGCGCCTGCTGTAGAGCCTGCTGTTGCGCTCCAGTCTGCTGTAGACCTGCGAGTGCTTGCTGACCCATACCAAAACCAGTCTGTGCGATGTTTGCTAGCTGACCTGCCGCTCCAGTGCGAGCCGTCTGACCCATCATGCGGTTCTGGATGTCCTGCTGTGCCATTTGCTGTGCAGTGGTAAACCCTTGCTGACGTAAGCCTGCAGATGACTGGGCTAACTGCTGAAGCACGTTGCGTCCCATCTCTGCTTCTGCGACACCCTGCCGCGAACCACCGAAAGCGCCTGCACGAGATGCTTGAGCGCCTAGCTCGTTCATGCCCATCTGAGCGCCGCGCAGGATATCTGCTTCGTTCGCTTTGATGACTTGCTCGGTGAATGGGTTTTGGTACTGGCTGATGTCAGTCTGGGCTAGTGTGCCGGGATCGAACCCCATGCCTGCCGCAGTACCCATTCCTGCGCCGTAAATGCCTTGAGCCGCCGCTTGGTTGATATTGGGAGTTGCGGTCTGACCTCCGCCCTGTGGTGCGCCTGCCATCGTTATCTCCTACACAAACATCTTGTTGTACTGAGCAACGGCTTCTGGGTTGCGAGCCTCTAGCTCGGCCAGTGCTTGCTCATACATTGGGGCTGATGAGTAGCCCATGAAACCACCTGCGTACTGTTGTGCTTGTGGCATACCTGCCGCTACATCGCCGCCCTGTGGAACTAAACCGAATGCCGCCGCAGTGTCGTACTGGCCCTGCATTGCCGCTGTCTGAGTTGGGGTAAACGCCGCAACATCAGCACCATAAAATGGCATGTAAGGGATCTTCTGAGCCTCTTCCGCTCGTGCCAGATTTCGCGTTGCAGGATCTTCAATCCACTTTGGAATCTCAACCTGCTGTGTTTGGCTTCCGCCTTTTCCGCCGCCGCCGCCCATTTATAACTCCTTGCTCATTACACAGAACGACTCTTCCCAGTCGTGCTTGTCTAAAACTCGTGTCCAACCACGCCTACCTGCTATGGTCATACTGTCGCATTTGTTTATTCTAGCAAATTCTGCGGCAGATTCCTGAAAATCAAGGATTTGTTCCATATCTCCGCCTGCTAGGAACACATGCAAAATCTTTTTGCGTGGGTAAACAGTGATCTCTGTCACCGCACATCCACGCTCACCGGCCCACAGTTGCATTGTACCTGATAACACGCCATTCACGATATCAATGAACTCGTGTGTGCCTCCTGAGTACATCAGCGCGTTTTCGATCCACTGACGACAGCGATCGAGTTCTAGCATCATGATGTCTTCCATCGGTAGTTGTTGGGCTAGGTTATGTCCGTAAGTCATACAGTCACCTCAGTGATTACCAGTGTGACACTTGGACTTGCCGGGCAAAACGCCGTAGCCGCAATCCCATGAAGGTCAAGGTCAAGGTCATCCACAGCGAACATAGCTTCCAAGTAATCACCGCTCTCCACTTGGAATAGACCAGTGCGTGAGACAGTCTTACGCTGATCGTTTGCGGTAATGACGTTAACCATTGTCGAACCCGACACATCAGTGCCGTTGATACGCGGCCACATGTACATGGTTTTAGCTGATGCACTTTCCGAATGCATCTCGGCGGAAAAGTGAATTTCATATGTGCCTGCTCTGCTGAAATTTATTCTACTTGTTACTGCACCATCTACCGCCATACCACTTGCAACCGCCGTGTTGCCCCATGTGATTGCTGTAGCTGTGTTGATCGTTGTAGCGGCCTGAGTTGTTAGCGTGTAAAACGCGCCAAAGCTATTGTAGCTGTACGCCAGTGGAACCCATTCGTTGTTGTACGAGACAACCGGCTGATTGATTTCTCGATCCCACAAGAACACGCCGTCATCGCTTGCAGAGTCATCTGCCTGCTTGAACTGGATGCGGTTCATGAAACGAACGAGATAAGTGTTGAGGCGTTCGCCCCACTCTGTCCATAAGTCACCGAGTGGAGGAGGCGGCTTAATCATCTCTCACCGCCTGGGGTTGCCTTGACCCGCATAATGCCTGCTCGCCAGTCTGAGTTGACTGTTGTCTCTAGCCGCATCCGCATCTGCCTGCCGGTAAACCGTACAGATGTTGGGTTAGCCATTGTGTACGGCCCATACTCACGCTCTGTGTCGTTAGGATGGAATCGAGTCTTAAACTTAGCCGTTACGTCACCCTGATTGAGTTCATCAGGGACTAACTGGTTGACCTTCATGACTGTGTCGCCATTGCCTAGGCTGATCGGCCCAGACTCAACGAACGTGGTGTCGCCTTGATGATTGAAGCCGTACTCATGGAAGTACAGGTATCCATCTGAAGTCGTCCACACTGGGTATCTGAGAATGCCGGTGTCGATCGCCGCTGTGCGGGATAGGTTGCCAAACGTCCAGATCTGATCCTTGTAGTCAAAGGTCACATAGCGATTATTCTCTACTGAGTCTTCCGATGGGTAGAACCACCAGATCTCTGAGTACCGCGAGTTGTGAACGCCATAGACCTTAGATATTTGGTTTGTGTTGATATCCCGGAATACATAGTCGGATACGTCACAGTTCAACTCTGTAGGTACAGACCCGTTGAACATGAAGAAGCCTTTCTGCCCCATCCAGAATGCAAACTGGTCAACCGCTACCAGTGAGTTTGGTGAGTCAGTGCCACACGCTGAACCAATGCGCTCAAAGCCGTAGACATAAGGCGGCCCTTGATAAGTAGCGATGTGAGCATCTGTGTCTGTCAGGATCAGTGTGCGGCCTCGTACACGAGTCGCTGTCATGATCGATCCAGAAGTCTGTAGCTCTAGATCACCTGCCTCGTTGGTTGCCGCAGGAGTCCAAGTGGTGTTGTCTTCTCGGTCACACCATGAAACCTTACGAGGATTGCCGCCTGCGCCAAGAGCAAAGATAAAACGCTCTTCTGTCACAACCATTGACCTGTTGTTAACCGGCGCATTGCTCAATACAGCCGCAGGATTTGATGTATTTAATTGCCACTCATAGATCTTGCCGTCATCAATAGAACAGGCAACTAGGTATTCGCCCCAGTTATCTAATGCCCATGTTGTGGCAGGGAGATAACTTGCTGTTGG